TTACAGAAGAGACCGATATTACAAAAGCGTCTATAACAATTCAATTAAGTGGAGCTAATCAAACATTTATTGCTTTAGTTTTAAATGAAAATGTAGTGAATGATAGTGTTACTATTTTTAGAGGTTTTTTAGATAGTAGTAATGCCCTTATTAGCGACCCTTTTTTATTATATAAAGGTCAAATTGATACTTTTGACATTCAAGAAACAGAAAACTCATCTATTGTAGCTTTAGGTGTAGTTTCCCACTGGGCTGATTTTGAAAAACAAAATGGCAGAAAAACAAATAATACTTCTCAACAAAGATTTTTTGCAAATGATGTAGGCATGGATTTTTCAAGTCAAACTGTGCAAGATATTAAGTGGGGTAGAACATAATGGGTTTAAGAAAATTTTTTAAAAGTGTTACTAAAATATTTAAACCAATTATAAAGATAGTAAGTAAAGCTATATCTTGGCTTGTTCCTAAACCACCAGAATTACCAGATTTTGGAACTAGCGAATTTGACGATTTTGAAAAAGGTATTTTAGTAAATAAACAAAGTAATGATGCTTCAATCCCTGTAATTTATGGCACAAGACTTGTCGGAGGCACTCGGGTTTTTCTGCAAACTAGTGGTACAGATAATAATTTTTTATACATAGCTCTTGTATTATGTGAAGGCGAAATCAATGGAATTACAGAAATAAGAGTAGATGACAAGGTAGTTACTTTTGATGGAAGCATGGCTGATAATACTCAAAGGAGTGTTGCTAGCAGTGACTCTAATTTCTATAAAGATGGAGTAAGTTATATCACGATTGAACCTCATTTTGGAAGTGATAGTCAAACTGCATCAAGTTTATTATCAACACTTTCTAATTGGGGAACAAATCATAGGTTACGAGGTGTTTGTTATTTAGCTTTACGTTTTAAATGGAATCAAGATATTTTTGGTTCAATACCAAAAGTTCAAGCTATTGTTCAAGGTAGAAAAATATCTACTTTCGATAATAGCTCGAATGAAACTACAAATCAATTTAGTTCAAATCCTGCTTTTTGTTTATTAGACTATTTAAGAAATGAAAGGTTTGGAAAAGGTTTAGCACTTACTGACATTGATATTCCAAGTTTTTTTCAAGCATCACAAGTATGTGAAACACAAGTAACACCTTTTTCTGGTGGCTCTCAAATAAATTTATTTGATTGTAACGCTGTTCTTGATACCTCAAAAAAAGTGATAAATAATGTAAGAGATTTAATAAAAGGTATGAGAGGATTTATGCCTTATGTTGAAGGTAAATATAAATTAATTATAGAAACAACAGGTACAGCTTCTATTACTTTAAATGAAGATGATATTGTTGGTGGATACACTTTATCGAGTCCAAGTAAAAGCGATAAATATAATAGAGTGATCGTTTCATATATTAATCCAGATCGTCAGTTCCAAGTTGACGAGACTCAATTTCCACCAATAGATGATAGTTCTTTACCTAGTGCTGATCAACATAATACAATGAAAACAGCTGATGGTGGATTTTTATTAGAAGGTCGGTTTGATTTTAAAACATTGACCAACACCTATCAAGCGACAGAAATGGCAGAGATTATTCTCCGTAGAAGCCGAGAACAATTATCTTTAGACATTAATGTTGGGTTTGATGCTTATGATCTTGCTATTGCTGATATTGTAAATATCACTCATTCATCTTTAGGTTTTACAAATAAACCATTTAGAGTCATGGGTATTACTTTTAATAGTGATTATACAATACAATTAAGTTTAGTTGAACATCAAGACTCTCACTATACTTTTGCAACGCAAACACAAGCTCCAACTATACCATCTACATCATTACCCAATCCTTTTGTTATTCAACCACCAGCTGGCATAACTTTAAGTGATGAAATGATTGAATATGCTGATGGAGTTGTGATTACAAGATTAAATATAGTTATTACTCAATCCCCTGACTCTTTTGTTCAATACTATCAAGTTGAAGCAAAAAAAACGTCAGAGGCAAATTTTAAAATTATTTCTAGTGGTACTGAATTGAGACATGAATTTTTAAACGTAATTGATGGAGAAAATTACACAGTCCGTGCTAAATCAATCAATGCTCTAGGAGTTTCAAGTTCTTTTGTAAGTGCAACTCACACAGTTGTTGGTGCAACTGATACACCACAAGATATAACAGATCTATCTGTATCAATGGTAGGTTCAAATCAAATGGAGCTGTCCTGGACCCCCGTTACTGATCTGGACATAAGTTTTTATGAGGTAAGATACCAAAACGTAACAAGTGGTTCTACATGGAACGCTAGTACACCTTTAGCAAAAGTTGTAAGACGTAAATCAAACTCTTTAGTTGTGAATTTTTTACAAGGAACATATTGTATAAAAGCAGTAGATAAGTTAGGAAATAGTAGTGCTAATGCTAGTTTTGTAACGGCTAGTATTAGTGGACAACAAAATTTTACACAAACACAAAGTTTTAGCGAGTAAATATGGCAAATTTTTTAGGTACTAGAGATGAAAATGTAGCATTAACATTTGATTTTTTAGATAGACTATCTTTGACACTAGATACTATCACTAAATTTGATGACCCTCCTGTGAATTTTGACCAACCAGAAGGTAATTTTGATCTTGGAGGAACTGACTCTACTTCTAATCCAAATCACTTTAATTCAAATGTTCAACCAAGTGGAACGTATGACTTTAGCAACACTTTTGACGCTGGAGATGTATTTGATGTAACTTTAGGTGCTATTGTAAGTATGACAAGTGAAGATGAATACGATTTATTTGATAGTGGGCGTGGAGCTACACAGTTTGATAATGCTAAAGCTCCCTTTGATGGAAGTCCTGAAATAAATTGTGGAGCTGAAATACAAGTTGGTTTTGATGATACGAGCTTTGCAAATATTACTAGCTTTCAAAAGATAGCTCAACAAAGTACAATTAAAGGTAGGTTTTTTAAATTTAGATGTAAGCTAACAAGTGATGACAATAAAGTAAAACCTAAAGTGCATGATTTAACTTTTACAGTCAATTTTGAGAAAAGAACAGAGACAGGAGAGGATTTAGTAGCAAGTGCGAGTGGAACTACAATAACATTTACAAATGGGTTTTTTAGGACTCCAAGTGTCGCTATTATGGGTCAAGGCATGAGTGCTGGAGACTTTTTTACGTTATCAAGTAAGACTAAAAATGGTTTTACAATTCAATTTTTTAATAGTAGTAATGTAGGTATTAGCAAAACTTTTGATTTTCAAGCAACAGGAATTGGCTTGAAATCTTAATTAAGTAGGAGTAAAAGGAATCATGGCACAAGTAAATGACGTTAATCTGGCAAATATTTCATTCGCTAGTTTTAGAAGCGAATTAAACTCAATATTGGCAGCGATAAATTCTACTCATTTAGGAACATCAGCTCCAGGATCAGTTGCACAAGGAACTATTTGGGTTGACAGCAACACAAGTGGAAAATTAAAGGTAAAACTAAATGACGGCTCTGATAATGTAGAATTATTTGAAGTTGATATATCTTCAAATGCAATAACGAGTAATATGTCAGTTACAGGAACTATATCGGAAACAGACCCTAATGCTTTACCATTAGCAATAGCATTGGGATAAGGAGAATAAATGGCAAATACTTTTAAAGTTAAAACAAATGGTGCGATGCCATCTTCGGCTGGAACTCCACTTACTCTTTACACAGTTCCTAATTCTACAACTACAGTAGTTATTGGATTAGTTCTTTGTAATATTCACACAACATCTGTAACTGCTGACGTACAATTAGTATCAGATACATCAGACACAGAAACAAATGAAACAGTTTTATTAGCAAAAGATGTGACTATTCCAGCTGGGTCATCTTTAGAATTATTAACAGGTGGTAAGGTTGTTGTTCAAGCAACTGATATTATTAAAATAGATTGTTCAGTATCAGCTAAAATAGATGCAACATTATCAATATTAGAAATTACATAGGAGTTTAAATGGCTTACATTGGACTTCCACCAAAAGCAAATTTCACAAGTGGTTTATTAGATAGATTTACTTCTACAACAGGAACTACTGTAACTCTTACCCACGATATAGCTTCAGAAAACGATATTGTAGTTTTTGTAAATTTTGTAAAACAAGATAGCACAACATATTCAGTTGGTGGAACAGGAAACAAAACTTTAACTCTAGGTGGCACATTAGTTTCATCTGATATTGTAGAAGTTCATTATTTAAACATTGTAGGTCAAACAGTAAATCCATCTGCAAATAGTGTAGGCAGTTCTCAATTAACTGCTGATGCAATTACAGGACAAACTGCTGAAACTTCTATTGCTGATGATGATACAATAATTATTCACGATACATCTGATTCAGCTTTAAAGAAAATGACTAAAGCAAATTTTACATCAGGTATTGGTGGTGTTAATACTCCTTATGCACATATAAAATTAAGTGCAAATCAAAACACAAGTAATGCTTCAAATGTTAAAGTCACTTTAGATAGTGTTGAATTAGATACTGCTTCAGGTTGGGATAGTTCAAATTACAAATGGACAGTGCCTAGTGGTCAAGCTGGAAAATATTTTATTACTTGTGCTGTATATTGTTTTAGTACTTCAGGTTCACATGATTTTACTTATGCAAGACTTTATATAAATGGAAGTAAAATTGCAGAGGCAGGAACAGCACACAGATCAAATGATGGAGAGGGTGCAACAGAAAATATTACAGTAATTAAAAATTTAAGTGTAGGAGATTATATTGAACTATATGGACAAGGAGAGGGTGGTGGAAATCCAAGTTATTTTTATGGTGATTCTACAATTTCAGAAACTTATTTAAACTTATTTAAAATTATAGAATAGGATAAATTATGGCATTTAGTAAAATTATAGCAGAGAGTATGGACTTAACAGATACATACGCATTTACAGGAACTGTTACAGGGGCAGGAGAAGCAAATAAACCTTATTTTGAAGCTTACACATCAGGATTGCAACAAACAAATCATAATACAACAACTAAACTTACATTTGGTACTGAAGCACATGATAGTAATTCTGATTTTGCATCAGATCGTTTTACACCGACAGTAGCTGGAAAGTATTTTTGTTATGCGAGAGCCACAACTGACCCAGCATCTTATAACAATGAACGAGATAGTGATTTAAAATTTTATTTTAATGGCTCTGCTGAAAACAGTAGATTTTTTTCAAATGTTATGGTGGGTAATACAACAACATCAACAGGTGCAACTGCAACTACACATCACACTATGGGAATTATAACTTTCAATGGCTCAAGTGATTATTTAGAAGTTTATGCAAGATTATTTGTGCATAGTGGAACAGATGCAAATGCACAATTTGGTAAAAAAGTTTTTGGAGCATTTTTATTAAGCACAACATAAAATTAAGGAGGAAAAACTATGGCACAATTAAGTACAAAAATAAAACTCTACTGCGATGCAAATGGTGTATCTAATGTAGATTTTACAAAAGATGTCATGTTGCAAGACGATAGTGATGGCAAAGGTGCATATATCAAAGAATGGAATCTTGATATAAAAAAACCTACTGACAAACAACTATCAACTTATGAAACTGCTGGTAATGATGCAGAAAGTAATTCACAAGTAGATGCAACAAGACGAGCTGAGTATGGTTCATGGAACGATCAATTAGATGAAATCTACCATGATATTGAAGCTTGGAAAACAAGGATTGCTGGTATAAAATCAAACAATCCAAAAAAATAAATAGGAGATAATTTTAATGCCCTATATAGGCAAAGAGCCAACAACAGGTAATTTTGTTTATGCTGATGATATAACAACTTCAGCAACAAACACCTATAATATTTTAGTAGGTGGAGTTGCGTTTAGCCCAGAGTCAGCGAATCATCTTATAGTCAGTCTGAACGGAGTTATCCAAAAAGCTAATACATCTTTTTCTGTAAGCGGTAGTCAGATAACTTTTATACCATCATCAGGAACTTTATCCTCATCTGATAGTATTGACTTCATATTAATATTAGGTTCGGTTAATGACGTTGGAGTAGCAACAACAGTTTCAGATAGTGCAATTACAAAAAGCAAATTAAATTTAATATCAACATCTGGTAGTCCTGGATTAGAGGTTAAAGGAGATGGCAGTTCAGAAAATGGAACAATCCAGCTCAATTGTTCACAAAATAGTCATGGTGTAAAAATATCAAGCCCAGCCCACAGTGCGGGTCAATCGTATGAATTAATTTTACCAACAGGAAACGTAACAGCAGATAAAGTTTTAAAAGTTGCAAGTGTGAGTGGTTCAGGTGCAACAGGAATAGGTCAATTATCTTTTGGCGATGCTGGTGGAACTAACACTCCATTTTTTCAAGCAAAGGTTTCAAGTCAAAGTGTTTCTATTAATACTGATACTTTATTAACATTTGACACAGAAGTCGTAGATGATGGGGGTTGTTATAATCATACAGGCTCAACTGTCACTTTAAATGGTATATCAGCACCCTCTTATAGTTTTGCACCAAATGTAGCTGGTTATTATCATGTATCATCAACTATTGGTGGAACAGCTCATAGCAACTCAGTATATAGTATTTATTACAAAAAAAATGGCTCATCTTCTTTTTATGTCACAGAAAGCACATCATTTGTAGGTTATACACATTCTCAAAATTATATTATTTATATGAATGGGTCATCTGATTATATTCAATGTTTTGCTTACTTTGGATTAAATAAAAATATTTCAACAAACTCAATTTTTAGTGCTTACAAAATAATACAATAGGATAAAATTATGCCATTAATAAAATTAAACGCAACACAAGGACTAACAGGGGCATTACCAGCAGTAAGTGGTGCGAACTTAACAGGTGTAAGTGCTGGTAAGGTTTTACAAGTTGTCACAAACCACGACAATACAGAAAAAGCATTATCAACAGGTACAACAATGACAAATTATTCTGAATTAAATACTTCTATTACTCCAAGTGCAACAAATTCTAAAATTTTAGTAATGATTAGTTTTGGTGCTATTTCTTTTGGAAGAAATGATTCTTCGTTAGGATATGGTCAAGTAAGATACCAAATATCAGGTGGAAGTGTGCAAGATATGGCTGGTACTGAACAACTTGGTGCAAATACAATAAAATCAGATAAACACCAATTTGCAATAAATCTTCATGCCGCAGATTACAGAGTTGATACTACGAGCATGAATTTTTTACATGAACCAAATACAACTACATCAACAAGTTATCAAGTTTTTGTACAAGCAGAGGGTAGTAGTGGTGTTTGTAAAATAAACAAAAATTATAGAGATGGTACTGCTGATTATTCAACAATTTCTACTATGACTTTAATGGAAAT